CTAAAGTGATTAAAATTCAAAAATTTAAACAATCTTTACCGCCTTTCATCCGTGAGCACATGTGTTCTACGGATGTGTCCATTAAGTATTTCCCAGAGGGTTATACTGCAGTGGAGGAAGTAGAATCTCTCCTTAAGGAGAAGGTCCTATTTCTATCTTCAAAACAAGTTCCGAGTGCGCTTATTTTGAGGAAGTCAGGTTCTAATTCTGTGAAAAAGAATCTGAAAACTCTTTTGTCTGCGGGTTTTCCCGTAGAACAAAAGACATCAGAAGGTTGGATTGATATCCTACCGGATCTGAAAGAAACTTGGTATACAGGAGTATCTGCTAGCCAAGTTAAAGTCTTCTCACATTACTTATCAAGTATTGTGGAAGATAATCGTGCATTGAATGAAGGTTTCGAGCACGATATGAGAGAGGAGATCTTATTAGAATCCCACTTTCAAGAGCTTGAGGAACATAAGAGAAAATCCTATGTCCCCAAGGAGGAAGACGAAGAATTCGAATTCCAAAACCCTAATATTGAGGTAAAGAATTTTCCTCAGTATAGGATTGTATATGATGACCCGTTTTTGGTCAACTCTACAATGCAACTAGCTTCCTTAAGGGGTGTCGAACCTCCTAAGTTACTAAATTGGTTTGGAGACGTAATACGTCTGCAAGACAATATACCAATCCGCGTCCTTGGACCCGGGTGGAATGGCAAGAAAGGAGTACCTTTCGTGCAAATTGCTAACATGGAAGTAAAATTTCATGTTATACAAGAACACACACATTGGGGTTATTTACTCAAATGTATGTGCAATTCCTCAGAGGCGCATAAGCGCAAGTGGGGAAGAAGCCTTTGGAAGAAGATAAGATACTTCTTGCAAGGTTTACATAATCCAGACTGGTCTAAAGAATGTATAGATAAAGTCTATGGTGTAGAGAGGACAAAAAGACCTCTCGCCACTCGTTCATCAAGATTTATTCAAATCTTGTTGACGATCGACGGGATAATGCTACAAAAATATATAGCATATCCTGAATTAAAGATGGATTGGTCAAGTTATGACCATAGCATCTTGGGGAATCTGTCACTATTACTAGATGACGAATTCTACGATGGAGATATTTCTCTGGAAACATTCAGAGAAGTATCGTTACACTACAAAGATCTGAAAGATCTTCGGGGTGAATTCAAAAACTTTTCCAATAAAGGGAAAGTTATTGAAGGCTCAAAATTGGATTCTTTATTAGAGAACCCAATATGTGGGCAATTCCGAAATGTGTACAAAATGTACACATGGGAAGGAAACAGAATACACAAGTTACAAGAACGAGGTGTATTGTGTCAGAAGAGAGGGATGGGAACCCCACCCCCTCTTCAAGTCTTAAGAGACAAGAGAAAGACACTGGAAACATTGTCTTTACCTGTAGAGCCGTTACCTTCATGGAAACGGAATCTAATAAAGAACGTCGCTGAAGAAATAGTTTCTAAACTTCGCGACGAACCATTCACTGGCCTTAGTACTAAGGCAGGAGTGGTAATAACCTCTTCCGCATGTTATGAAAACACTAATGCAGAAGGGGGAACCGTCCAAGCGATACATGATATCGTTTGGAGGGGAAAGGTTCTAGGTCAGAAAGTCCATATTCTTGACCTAGAAACGTGCGAATTTGTCGAATCAAAAACATTCGACGAATTAACACCAGGTGAATACATTTTCTGGGCATGCCTAGAAGAATGTTTATCACAGCAACCAGAGGAGCTTGCAAAAGCTCATCTGGTAAGTGCAAAAGAACCTTCGAAATCGAGATCGGTTACGAAAGGTAAGGCCTGTTTAAAAGTCGTATTGAACGTCATAAACGGGATTTGCTCTTGGCCTTTAGCAAAAGGCATAGAGTCAAGCACATCAGGGATGCAAAAAGAATCCCATGGGTGGAATCTTTTCAAATCGATGTTTTCGAATTGGAAAGATATTGTCTTTGAGATCGAAAAGATCGACAAAGACAGCTTTTCTCCTGGTTCACGAAGTGAAACCAGGGTATATAAGGATGTGTATGCCAGTAGTACTGATTACACAACCGCTACAGATTTCGAACGACATGATGTCGCCGGAATCTTCGGAAACGTTTGGATGCGCAAATGCGGAATTCCAAAGGTTTTAAGGGGGCTGGTAAACGCAGTTTGCTACCGGTCCCGAATTATCGAATTCTACGGCACAGGCGTGCTCGCAGAAATCGGAGAACCTAGTGAAACGGACGGAATCCGTTTCATTAGGAGTACAAGAGGTATACTTATGGGTGACCCCTTGACTAAGCCTGTACTGCATCTAATAAATATTGCAGTACGGACACTAGCTTCTGCCTTATTCAATAAGGAAGAAGCAGCAAGAATCACATACACAACAAGTGTGTGCGATTCTTTATCTCGTATGCAGGAAAATAACTCTGCATATAGAAAAGTCAGTGCAGCACAAAATGCTGCATTTGACTAAACGCAATCGTGTTCCATTGAACAACATATTAC